AAAATGTGCAGATAGTTCCAATGGGTGACTTAGAAGCAAACCCGTACATTTTTACCTATAAAGAAGGTGAAGATTTCTATAACAAAGAATATAAGCAAAGCACAAGCAAAATATATGGTGATAGACTTATAAGGGTTGACAATGACTTTGTAAAACAAGAAAAGAAAATAGAAATTACATTTGCACCTACAATGTTATTTGCTTCAGGCAATAGGTATTATTCTATCATTTTAAATGGCAATAACGACAAAGGACAGTTGAGATGTCTATATTATGGTGGGGTAAAAACAACATCAGCATACGAGGTTTACAACACAACGCTTACAAACGTACCTAATTTTAGCAAATATCCGTTGACTTTACACATTGACGATACTGACAATATGCAATTTGACCTGAATTTTGGTATGTCAAGTTACATTTTAGCAGATAAAGGGCTTGAATTTAGCAACCAAAACTTGGTAAATGCCTATTGGTTTAAAACAATTAGGGAAATTACTGACAAAAATTCTAAGGTATTTAAAGGATATTTCCGTATCAATCCGTATCAATGGGCAAATATTCAATTTAAGGACTTGTATTTCTTTGAAGGGCAGTATTGGAGACTTAACAAAATCACAGATTATAACCCTTTACAAGAAGGCGTGTACTTATGCGAGTTTCTTTTGGTCACTTATTACGAACCATCGACCACAAATAAAAAGAATGTAGGCGTAGGGGCTACAGATATTTTAAACGATAGATTTCCATTTGGCAAACCTATTGGATTCACGGGCGTAACTACTGGGGGCGTAAACATTGGAGACAGTGGTTTAGATTCAAAAGACAATATCACGGTAGGGAATGACCACGTTTCGCAAGGTAGATTTGCAAACACAATTTTAGGTGGTAAACAAGTTGACATACCAATTAATTTTGAAAGTGTAACTGCGATAAATTGCGATACTTATTCTATCACAGAATCAAATCGTTTCTATGTAGAAAATTTCCCACAGATGGGTGCTTATAGTTGTGGTGGTAATGTAATTGAAATTGACCACACCGATAGCCCGTACACATCTTTATACGATGACTATTTAATTGTGTGCAATATGACTGGCAACATATCTGTAATTTTACCGAACCCATCAGCAAATAAAGGCAAAATATTTGTAGTTAAAAAAATAGGTGCTGCACATACAATAACAATCACGGCTGGGGATGGTTCTATTTTAATAGATGGTGCAACAACTAACACAATTACTACAGACAAAAAAACACATCAATACATATCAACTGGCACAAAATATTTTGTGATAGTACCTTAAAAATAAAACAATGGCAAAATCAACCGCAGCAATAGAAATAGAAGTAACCCCAAAAGGTGGTGCAACAGAAACCGTAAAAACGTTCAAAACTCAATTAAAAGAAGCTAAAAATGAGGCACAACAATTAGTTGCAACGTTTGGCGAATTTAGTCAAGAAGCGTTAGCTGGTCAACAAAAAGTTGCTGACTTATCAGACAAAATGGAGGATTTTAACGACCGAGTAAAAGCGTTAAATCCTGATAAATTTGCAAAAGTTCAAACCATTGTTACTGGCGTTGCAAGTGGTTTTGCAGCAGCTCAAGGTGCTATGGCTTTGTTTGGTTCTGAAAGCGAAGATTTGCAAAAGACACTTGTAAAAGTACAAGGTGCGATGGCATTGGCTCAAGGTCTTGAAGGACTTGGAAAGGTGCAACAACAATTTATGGCAATTGGTAAATCTATTACTGGGCCAGTAGTAGCAGCCTTTAAATCTTTTGGAGCAGCAGCACGAACTGCAATTGCAAGTACTGGAATTGGTATTTTACTTGTTGCATTGGGTGCTATTGTTGCATATTGGGATGATATCAAAATGGCTTTGACTGGTGTAAATAAAGAAACTGAAAAGTTAAATAAAGTCACAAGCAATAATCTAAAAAGTTCAAAAGAGCAAACTGAACAATTTGAATTACAAGTTAATAGTTTAAAATTACAAGGCAAAAGTGAAAAAGAAATTGAACAATTAAGAATTAAAGCATATGACAATGAAATAGAAAGAAATATTGAAAGATTAAACTTTCTAAAAACTACACAAAAAGCACAAGTAGATGCAGTACAAAGCAATTTTGAATTTGTAAATAGTGGATTAAAAATATTTCAAGCACCATTAATTGCATTATTAAAAGTTATTGATGTAGCACGTAGGGCATTAGGGCAAGAAAGTGATTTAGCAAACCAAGCGACCGAAAGTGTAGCGTCTTTGTTATTTGACCCAAAAGCAACAAAAGAAAAAAGTGATGCAGAAATTAAAGCAATGGAAAAAACCATTCAAGAATTGACTTCAAGAAGGGATGCATCACGTTTAAGCATTAAAAAAGCAGACCAAGAAGCAACTAAAACTTCAAATGAAAATTCAAAAAGTCTTAGAAAAACCGAATCACAAATACAAGCACAATTATTAGTTGATAATGCAAAAACATTACAAGAAAAAATTGATGCAGCAAAAGCCACTTTTGAATTAGAAAAAGCAGAATTGAAAAAACAAGGTGTTAGTAAAAAATTAATTAAAGAATTAGAAAATGGAATAATTGAAAAAGTAACAAAGGACTTTAATGAAAAACAAAAAGCCGATAATGATAAATTAATTGCTGAACAAAAAGCCAATACCGACGCAGCAAATAAAATTCTTTTAGAAGCCTACGATGAATACTACGCAGAACAAATTTTACAAGTACAACAAAGTGGTAAAACAAAAGAAGAAATTGAAAAAGAAGTAGCACTACTTGAAATTGAAAATCTTGAGGCAAAATTAGTTTCTTTAAAAGATGAAGGGGCTGCAACAATAGAAATTGAAACGCAAATCTTTGAAAAGAAAAAAGAAATAAGAGAGAAAGATTTAGCTGACCAAAAAGATAAGGCACAAAAAGCAAAAGACATTGAAAATGCCAAATTTCAAGCCGTCAATGATTCGTTAACGGCTATTGCTGACATTTATACTGCCTTTGCAAGTGCAAATGAAGAAGAACAAAAGAAAGCATTTGAGGTAAGTAAGGCAATAAGTATTGCACAAGCGATTATGAACACTTGGCAAGGTGTATCAAGTGCATTAGCAACTAAACCCGAAAACGAATTATTTGCTGGTCAAAGATTTGTGAATGCTGGTTTAGCACTTGCTGCTGGTTTAGTTTCTGTAAAAAAGATTTCTGATACTAAATATCAAAGCAAATCTGCAAGTGGTGGTAGTATGCCATCTCAATCTTCAGGTGGTGGAATGCAACAAATGGCTGCACCAAGAATGTCAAGTTTAGGCAATGGCAATGAGTTAACACAAGATAGACGTGTGTACGTTACAGAAGGCGATATTTCACGCACTCAAAAGCGTGTAAGCAACAATCAAAGTGTAAGCGTAGTAGAATAACGCAACAAAATTTAAATTAAACTAATATACATTATATGGATTTACCTATTTACAAATTGACCATATCAGAAGATGATTTAGAAAGTGGTGTAGAATTTATTTCTTTAGTGGATAAACCAGCGATAGAAAAAGATTTTATGTTATTCAATAAATTTGAATCATTTAACGATTACCCTGAATCGGCTAAAAGCAATGCAGAACGTGGTATAAAATTGAATGATGAATTAGGAAACAAATGTGCAACTCAAGTGGGCAAAGTTAGGGCGCAGCAAATTGCAAACGGTGAACCATTGTCAGAAGAAACAATAAAACGCACTTACTCATATTTGTCAAGGGCTAAAGAATACTATAACCCAAATGATTCTGAGGCGTGTGGTACTATTTCCTATTTATTGTGGGGTGGTGAAGAAATGTTAGGATGGTGTGAACGTAAAATGTCAACTTTCAAAAAAACATTTGCAATACAAAATGAAGAAAAAAGGATTATTTCAGGTGCTGCGATGTTGGCTGATTTGCCGATTTATCGTCGTGACGATAGTAGGGGTGAATATTACGTGGTCTTTGACAAAGAAACCATTTATAAAATTGCTAAAAAGTGGGCGAAAAACAACAAGTACAATAGTGTAAATGTCGACCACGATAAGGCAATAGACGGATGCGTTTTGTTTGAATCTTACCTATTGGATTTTGAACGTGGTATAATGCCACCAAAAGGATTTGATGATGCAAAAGATGGTAGTTGGTTTGTTAGTTACTTTATCGAAGACGATGCAAATTGGCAAAAATGCAAAGATGGAACTTGGAATGGTTTTAGTGTAGAAGGCTTTTTTGATTTTGTAGAACCTATAGAAGAAGATAAAATTTTAGAAGACTTGAAATCACTACTATCAAAGTGGAATGGCAAATAAAAAACGCAACAAATAAAACATAAAACTAATATATATAAAAATGGACTCTAAAAGTTTAATTCAAGAAATCCGCTCAATGTTGAAATTCGACGATGCGGTATCAGTTGAAATGGCTACTGCCGTATTGACCGATGGAACGGTAATCAAATGGGAAGGTGAACTTTCTGTAGGTACTGCTATTTTAGTAGAAACTGCCGAAGGCGATATCCCAGCTCCCGACGCTACACACGAAGTAGAAGGTGGTACACTTGTAACTACAGTTGCTGGTATCGTAACTGAAATCGTAGAACCTACTGCAGAAGTTGAAGTTGAAATCGAAGCTGCAAAAGAATTTGCAACAATCGAAAAATTCAATGAAGTAGTAACTAACTTAGAAAGCAAAATCGCTTTATTGACTGCACAATTTGAAAGTGTAGTAGCTAAATTAGAAAAACAAAGTGAAATGTTTTCTAAGACCGTTGATTTAGTAGAGAAGGTTGCAAATCTTCCAAGTGCTGAACCAACAAAAGCCCCTGAGACTTTAAGCAAAAAAGAACAACAATTTGCAAACATTGTAAAAATCGCACAACAACTAAAGAAAAAATAAAAATATGTCATTTGTAGTATCATCACTCGCAAATTACACCAATGAGCAGAGTCTTAATTTATTAAGCAAAGCCCTATTCGGTGGTAAAACGGCTCGTTTAATGTACGACGCTGGTCAAGTTCAAGTAGGTATCAAATCTGCTGAAACTCTTAACATTTTAAATTCAGACGTTTATTTTCAAAACGATGGATGTGGTCTCACCCCGTCTGGTTTAACAACTTTCACACAAAGAACCTTAACTGTTGGTAAACTTGCAGTTGAAGAAACTTTATGCCCTAAAACTTTAGAAGCTAAATGGATGCAAACACAAATCGCTCCAGGTTCTGCAGTTGCTTTACCATTTGAAGAACTTATTGGTTCTGAGAAAGCTGGTGTGATTGCTGAGAAATTGGAAATTGCTATTTGGCAAGGAACTGTTGCAACATCTAACACTAACCCTAACACAAACAAGTTCGATGGTTTTACAACTATCTTGACTGCGTTGGGCTTCGGTGGTTCAGGTGACCCTATTTCAGGAAACACAATTACTGCAACTTCAGTTACAACTTCAAACGCTGACGATATCTTAGACGCTATCTACGCTGCTATTCCATCACGTATTGCATCTAAAGAAAACTTGGTTTGTTTTTGTGGAGTTGACTTCTACAAAAAGTTCTTAGTTAACTTAAAGAACGCTA